TTTGCTGAAGATTATGCAAGTAATGCATATCAAAATGCATTTAATAATTATCAAACACAACAATCTAATATTTACAACAAATTAGCTAATATTGCTGGAATNGGNCAACAGAGTTTGGCTAATCTTTCNAACCTATCTACTGGAAATGCTACAAACATATCTAACTTGGGTGTTGGGGCGGCTAATGCACAGGCGGCTGGTCAAGTGGGCAGTGCCAGTGCCATTGCTAGTGGTCTTAATAGTGTAGGCTCTAATTTAACTTTGGCATCTTTGTTGAACCCAGCTAATGCTGGAGGTGCAACATCATATTCAAATCCTACTCAAGCAATGATTGCACAGCCTGGTGGACTACAACAATATTTTAGTCAATAAGGAATAAAATGGGTATCCAATCTTTTCCAATAGCAACACCAACTCCTGTTCAAACAACTCCTGTGCAAGGTACTTCAATTGCACAGATGGTGAATGCCGCCAATGGCATCCAACAATATCAACAATCCCAACAATTAAATCCTTTACAAATAAAACAAGCTCAACTGGCTATTGAGCAAGCACAGCAAATTAATCCACTAGCTGTTGAAAAAGCTCAAGCAGAATTAGAAACTGCTAAAACTGGATCACAACAAGCAAAACAAAATTATCTTGTTTCTGGTGAAGANTATTCTANGAAAATGATAAATGCTTTACCTCCAATTGATGATTATGTAGATAAAACTGGTGAAGTAAACCAAAAAGCATTATCAAGGTCTTTGGATATTATTAGAAAAAGTGCTTATGCAGTTGGCTTACCAAATCATCCATCTAATCTTTTAGGTCAATTAGAAGATGCAGTAGCTACAAAAGATTACAACAGATATGAGGAATTAAGGAATAGAGTTGCCAAAAGTTCAGGTACAACATCTGAGCAATTTCAATCTAAATTTCCTGCTGTTGGCTTTCAATCTTTGGGTGGAACAGTTCAACCAGTTGCTACTGGCAATCCTAATATTGCTGAAACAACACCTGGCACTAAAATTGGTGGTGGGTTAAATGTAACTCCAGCACCATTAGGTTATGGTCAAAGATATGAGGCTACAGGCAGAGTTGACACAAATAACAATCCAACTGCTTATGTTAGAGATGCTCAAGGTAATATTATTGGTGAAGTTACCATTCCTGCTGGAGTTAACCCACAACAAATTACTCAGCCTAGTGGAGCACAAAAAGGAAATATGCAACAAGGTGGTGCTCAACCTACAGTAAATCAGCCTCCAACTAATGCACCATCTAGGTTAGCTCCTTTTGAGACACAAGAAACAGTTGCTTTAGAAAGAAAAAGGCAACTTGATACTATTGCACAAAGGCAAACTGTTGCTCAAAGCACCTATAACTATAACCAAATTATTGATTTGGCTGATAAGTCTATTACTGGTGTTGGAGCACAACAAATTGCAAAATTGGGTGGTGGTTATGCAGGGATTCCTTGGAAAGCTGATGAGGCATCTAATCTTCAACAACTTGGTCATTTCATGGCTTTGCAGACTGGGAATCTTGCACAACAAGCTGGTCTAGGCACAGACCAAGGAAGATCAATTGCACAAGACCAAATTGGAACTACAAATTGGACTAATGATGCAATTAAAGCCACAGCTAGAACTAATAGAGCATTAGTTACTGGAATAGATTTGTATGGGTTAGGGATGAATAATGCCATTAAAAAGGCAGGAAATAATCCCTTAGCAGGCAGAGATTACACTGAAAAATGGTCTTCAGTTGCTGATATTGATGCATTAAAGTATTATGATGCTATCAAGAATAAGGACAAAACAGAGATTAAGCAAATTGTGGATAAAGTGGGCGGCCCAGAGTCCAAGGGCTATGCTGACTTAATCACAAGATACAACAAAATTTATTCACTTGTAACTGGTGGTCAATAATGGCTATTCTAAGTTTAGATGAGTTAAATAATGCAGTTGATGAAGTCTATGGCAAGAAAAAGCCAACAGACATTATTGCTCCAAAGAAAAGCAATATGTCAACTTTCAATCCTACACAACCAATGGCTGATGCTGTTACTCAAACCAGTTCTAGCCCAGAAATATANCATCCACTTGATTTGCATAANGCTGTTTTAGATGCTTATGCTGAACCTCCTCCTCCAGAGCCAAGNGGTAGAGTTACAGGATTTTTGGGTGATGTAGGNAAAGGTTTAGCATCACTTGCTGATGTNGCTTATTCTCCTATTCCTNGTTTTGTTGGAGGTGCAACACAAGCTATTGTTAGACCTTTTACAACTCCTCAAGAAGCTGAAAANATAGGTACAAATGTAAGTGGTTTTATTGAAAAACCAGTTGGTAAGTTTTTTGGTGTTACAGAAGACCCAGCTTATAAGCAAGAATTAACTAACAAAATTACACAAGTAATTGGTGAATATGGAAATAAAGGGGCAGATTTTATTTCTCAAAAAACTGGCTTGCCTGTTGAAGATGTTAGAAACATGCTTAATACAACAAGTTTTGCTATTCCAGAAGTTGGGTCAAAATTAAAACCTGTTGTTAAAGCAATAGCAAANCCTGTTGTTGAGGAGGCTAAATTAATATCTAGTGCTTTAGGTCAGAAAGTTCCTAAAGTAAAAATTGAACTNCAAAAACAATTAGAACAAAAACAAATTCCTGAAATCACACAAAATTTGCAACAACTTGAACAAGATTTTCAACAGAAAAAAGCTAATCCTGAGCAAGTTCAACCTACTGAGCAAGTTGTACAAGAAGGTAATGCTCCTACAGTTGCACAAGATTTGGGAACTGCCAAGCCTACAACACCAGATGCAGACTTTAAAGAGGTTCATTATGGTGAATCTGGTTTGCCATTAGATGAGCAATATGCTAGAGCTAAAACTGCCCAAAAAGTTATGGGAGAAGATCACCAAGCTGATTTGTCTGCTATTGAAGGTAAAGGAAAAGAAAGGTCTACAAACTTTCAAACATCCAAAACTGATACTGCTCTTGGTAATTATCTTTCTGAAAGATTTGCTGATGAGCAAAATAGGCTTAATGCGTATCAATCAAAATTAGTTAAAGATACTGGTGGAACAGAAGGGCTTGATGAGTCTGCTGTTTATAAAAGAGGCAATACTATTCTTGAACCATTAAAAGGTCTTGAAGACTATTTTGACAAGAAAACAGAAGACATTTATAAAGCTAGAGATGAGCAAGGAAAATCTATTCCTGTTATAGCAAACAAAATAAATGAAACTTTAAATGATAGGACTTTGAGTGAAATTTCTGACCCTGCTGAAAGACTAGCAAAAACATCAAAAATTAAACTTGAGCAATTAGGAATGATGGATAAAGATGGTAATTTATTACCTACTGATGCTTACCATTCAGAATTGTTTAGGAAATGGTTAAATCAAAATTATGATCCAAAAGCTAATCAATTACACAAAGCATTAAAGGGTGCTGTAGATGATGATGTTTTGGCTAATATGGATTCAAATTCACCTTTGTATAAAGATGCTAGGGCATTGGTTGAACTTAGGAAAAACACATTAGATAATCCAAAGGGTATATCAAACATTTTGGAGGCTAACGGCCCCAAGGACATAAACAGAAAAGTTGATGTAGAAAAGATACCTCAGAACATCACCAATATGCCTGTGGATCAATTTACTCATGTAATTGATACTCTAAAAAGTATGCCTGATGAATTGCAACCTGAAGCTCAAAAAGCATTAGGTGAAGTAAAGGCACATTTTTTAAATCAAATGGCTGATAAAACTCCTACCCAATTAACTAAGTTTCTAAATGCAAACAAAGAAGTTATGGGTAGGTTATTTTCTCCACAAGAAATGGAGAACATAAGAGATTATCATAATGCCAGGCATATATTCAAGACTGATACTGGGTATCCAGGTGCAGCGGCTCAGACCATAAACATAGAAAAGAAACTTGGTCAAAAAATAGGTGAGTTTGCAGTTAACAAAGGACTCCCAGTAGGTGCTGAACTTCTTACTGCTGGTCATGGGATGGGATTGCCTGCACTTGTGACAAGCCATTATCTTGAGAAAAGAACTGCTAAAAAGACTGCTGAGGCTCAAGCCACAACAGAAAAACAAGCCTTTGAAAATGCTCAAAGCAGATTTATACCAATTAAAGACTTATTAAACCCATGAGCACAGAATCACCAATTGACCTTGTCAAGTATGGAGTACTTTGGCAAAAAGTAGAAGATTATGAGAAAAAGTTTGATTCTATGGAGAAAAAAATAGACAAACTTGAATGTTCTATTGAAAAACTTGTTTCTATGGCTGATAAGTCTAGGGGTGGGTTTTGGGTAGGCATGATGGTTGTTTCAGGACTATCTAGCTTTGTTGGTTTTGTTTCTCATTATGTTACTTTGAAATAACATGCCTTTCATGCTTGCCATCTCTGCTGTGAGTGCCATAAAGCAAGGGGTGGCAATCTATAAAGATGCTAAAAATGTTGGAAAAGAAGTATTTGGTATTTATGCTGAATTAAGTGAAGGTGTAGGCAATTTTTTTGACCATCAAGAAAAAGCTCACAAAGAAATAAAAGAAAAGGAAAAAAATCCTCCAAAAGGAAAAAGCATAAAAGCCCAAGCTCTTGAGAATGTAATCAAGAAAAAACAACTTCAGCAAGCTGAATACGATTTAAGGCAACTTTTAACTTACCAAGCTCCTCCAGAGTTAGGTGCTTTGTGGACAGATTTTCAAGAGGAAAGAGCTAGGCTAGAAAAAGACAAAGCCAAATATGAACAGGCTCAAAAAAAAAGGATGAACAAGAGGCTTACAGAAAGTCAACAAAAAGAGAAAAATGGAATATTAGAATTGCAATATGTATTGCAATCATGGTGGTTTTCATCACAGTTGCTGGACTGATGTATTACATCCATTCAGATTATCAAAACAATAAAGTAGAAGAACAATGGCATATTGAGTTTATGAAAAAATTTAAACCCAATAGCAAAGAATATGAGTGTTATAAAATTTTTCAGGAAACAGGGTATTCACCAAGATACTGTAACTAGGAGTTAATATGGATTGGTTAAAAACTATTGCACCTACTATTGTTACTGCACTGGGCGGCCCACTGGGGGGGCTTGCTTATGAGGCAGTATCTAAAGTTCTTGGCATTTCTCAAGATGATGCTAAAAAGATGCTTGATGATGGCAAACTCACTGCTGACCAAATTGCAAGTGTCCAACAAGCTGAAATTGCTCTCAAGGCTAAAGCTCAGGAATTGAATTTAGATTTTGAACAATTAGCAGTTCAAGACAGAAAATCAGCTCGTGATCTTCAGCAAAATACTCATTCTATTATTCCTCCANCTNTAGCTATTATTGTTACTCTTGGATTTTTTGGAATATTAGTTGGCTTAATGATGGAAACATTCAAAACATCAGATGCATTACTACTTATGCTAGGTAGTCTTGGCACAGCTTGGACTGCTATTATGAGTTTCTATTTTGGCTCTAGTGCAGGGTCACAAGCCAAAGATGCAATGTTACATAAATCCTCACCATTGGAGCAAAAATGATTAATTCAAGGAATTTAGATGAACTTTTACCAGAAGTCAAAACAAAAGTTGAAGATTTTATTAAGGCTTGCCAACATTCTGGGATTGACTTGTTGGTTACATCTACATATAGGGATAATGAAAGTCAGGATGCTTTATATGCTCAAGGTAGAACAACAGAGGGAAGAATTGTTACAAATGCTAAAGGGGGTGAGTCTTTCCATAACTATAGGTGTGCTATTGATGTTTGTCCTTTGGTTAATGGTAAGCCTGATTGGGATGGNTCACACCCAGTTTGGACAACAATAGGTGAACTTGGTGAGCAGTCTGGTCTGGAGTGGGCAGGNAAGTGGATTCACTTTAAAGAAATGGCACATTTTCAATACACTGGTGGACTATCATTAGCAGAACTTAAAGAAGGGAAAACAATAGCATGAAAAACTTTAAAATTACAGGTAAAACCTATGAATCACCCAAATCACATTATGTGGTGGTTAGAGAACATGAAAAGAAAACTGAGCATGAGTTGCATAGGTTAGAAGATAAACTTAAAAAACATGAGCATCTGCCTATGGAAAAGGCTCATCCAGAAAAGAGTTAATTCAGTTTATTTTGGAAGTCTAGGTAGGTTTGGGGAAGGGGCACAGTGGGCGGCCACAGTTCAGCCTTTATTAAGCTAAACACAGTCCTTAAATGGGCATCCATCCAGAACTTTTCTTTTTCCTCTTTGCTTAAATAGTGTCCTTGGTCTAGGGTATGGTGGCAGTCCCAGCAGAGTGCGGCAACCATATTGTCATCAGACTTTATCCCTTTCCCTTTTCCATGAGCCTGTGAGTTAGAGTGAGCACCAACTATTGTCTGGTCATCAGCCCCACAAGCATGACAATGTAAAAATCTAATATTGTTTAAAAGTTTGGCACTTCTAACATATTGCCTTTTAGGATGTGCTTTCAAGCTCAATTCCTTTTTCAGCACACCAAGCCTCTAACCATTCAACAAATTGGCTTGCTTGTTCTTTGCTGAATTTGCGACTCTGGAGACCTAATTGCACTAACCTATNCCCATCTAAGGATGGAGCTATTTTGGAAGCATGTATGCCTGTTTCTGTGGCAAATTGGTCTATTAAAAATNTTTTCCAACTTTCCACATCCCATTTAGCCCCATAATGTTCTGCCTGTTTTGCTATATCAGAAATAATTGCATGAAATTTTGCATTTTGGTCATGGGTTCTATGTTCCTCCTCCACATTTAATATTAGGGTTTTTCCTGATTCCAATGCTATTTTCATTTTTTCCCAAAGATTTTTCATTAGGGCTGAACCTTGTTGAGGATTGATAAGTTTGTATTGCATATTAATCAACCATTATGTTTAACATTCTGAGGGCAGATTCAATACTATCAACAAGGCAAAAAGCTCCTCCTTTCCAATTTTCAGCAAAATGCTTTTGATTTGCATTAAATCCTTTTTTGCCATAAGAATTTTTTAGATTTTTAATCTCCATAAGCAAAGTTTGACCATGATACCCAACTAAAAGATCACAAGGTTCTTTGAGATGGTACACAGTAGCACCAACAGCTCTGAGAGCCTCCACAATGGCTTTTTGATTATTATCAATCCTACTTGCTGTTCTCATCTTTTAAATCCTTAATTTTTTGAGCCACATCTTTTGCTAAATTTTTGAGCAAGGGTTCTGTTTCTTGTTTTTGNTTAACTGAATATCTAACATATTCAATCCATCCATCTCTTAAAGCTAATTCAGCATAGAAATTGACTATTTTTTTATATTCAGCATCCCAGTCAAACATTTTCTAAAATCCATTTCCTCATCTCATTTGAATATTTTGATCCTAAATTATTGTAAATTCTAGGAAAATGGTTAACCAAAGGCAGACTTTTAGACACTTTAATAGCTTTCTTATTTGGGCATTTTGAGCAAGTTTTGTCTGATGGGCTACATACACCTAGCTTTTCGCATTTAGATAGCTCCTTTGGCTTTCTGGTTGATTTTGGCAACCTTTCTGCTACAGGGAATTTTGNGGTTAANCTATCTTTTACCATATTGTCCCAAGATGGTACTGGTTGCCAAATAGTTTTAAATTCACTCATATTAATTTCATCCCATAGTTATTAATGCCAGGTTTTACTAATAATCCTTCTTTTCTAATCAACTGGTTTGCTTTGAACTTTCTATAATTCACTTCATGATGATGCCTATTGAATCTCCAAACCACTTTAGACACATCTGGGTGCATATCCACAAGCATTTGGCTCTTAGGCAAAGTACCCTCTTTGGCATAGAAAGCATCTGTATTGCCTCCTTTTAGGGTCTGAGTTGTAGCTTTTTGCTGTAGAAAAGCATTGAATTGAATGGTACAAAAGCCATCTTTTAAGACTCTTAGGCTTAAATCTGTATCTTCATTGTATCTACCTCTCCATCTATAGGGTATGTCATTCTGGATGAGCAGGCAGGAATAAATCCTGGTGTTCATAACAAATGGAGGGTGTAAAAGTTTAGCTTGAACAAAAAAATCATAGTTAAACCCTGAAATATAAACATTGGTGTATCTATCCACAAAGTCCTCTGCACATCTAAAAATAGAACCAGTATGGCATCTAACCATTTTGTTTCTGTTAAGCCTGCAAAAGTTTTCTATGTTGTCATCCATGACCCAATGCCTGTGAGCACCAAGGCTGATGGAGTGTTCCCAGGCAAAGTTTCTTGCCCCTCCCGGCCCTTTGCTCTTGGTACTTCCCAAATTATCAAAAGTGTCATACTCATCCAAATATTTCTGAGGCAATATAAGGATTTTGGCTGGGTCTATGACCTTGGCATAAATGTCAAATTCTTGCTCCTCCACAACTATGTAATAAGGACAATTTATTTTCTCTAATGCCTTGCTGGTTAACCTAGAATCAGCTCTGCCTTTTGAAACAATGTAAATTGGATATTTAGGATTCATCAATATACCTCAAATGGGCTACAGCTCTTGGTTCTGCATAAGGAAACCAGATTGTTTTGAGTTTAGGAGTAATCTTTTGACCCATCAATTCAGCAAACTTTTGCACATCTTCCTCATTCCTAAATCTGACATTAAGGACTCTGTAGGGGGTTAAATCTTCCTGGACAAACTCTGGCATGTCTTGCCATTCAGCTTGAGCTGTAATAATTTCACCAAATAAATCATATTTCATAATTCACCTTTGATATTTATGAGAAGTTAAACTTTTTCTTAATTCATTTATTTTTTTTCTAATTTCATCAGGCATTGGTGGAACATCTGGTGGTGGTAAATAAACCTGTGTTTCAGTTCTTAACTTTGGACATTCCATTAATAATTTCTTAAATTGAATTAAATTTGGAGGTCTTTCAGGTAAATTTTCAAATGCCCATCTGAAACAATCCCATTTTTCATGAAAAAAACCAAGTTGGTCAGCCCATAATTCTTTTACTTCATGAATATCATTTAAAGCCCACAAAGAATCCCAAGCAGAACCATAAGTATTGGAAAGTCTCAAAAAAACCTTGTTAATAACTTCTATAGGTAAGCTCATTTCAGCTCCAATATGTCATTAGGGGTTATGTCAATAGTTGGTTTTTTGGTTTTACCTACCATTTCATCATGTCTAGCTTTTTTAATTTCTAAATCACTTTGGTAAAAGGATTTTTGCTTATTTTTAGAAATGTCCTGTCTTCTGACCCAATTTCTCCAAGTTGCTGACCAGTCAGTTTTGCTTGCATCTTTAGGTTTGGAAATCCAATAATCTTTGAAGGATTCAGCTATTTTTTGTGGATCAAGGTCTGGTCTTTCTGATCTACAAAAATTGTAATCATCATCAGATAATTTCCAGTTTGGGGAAAGCCTTGAGGCTTTTGTCTTTGCCTCTGTCTCTTTCTCTTTCTCTCTCTTTATCTCTGTCTCTCTCTCTGTCTCTAGGCTATCATTTTGATATTCTTTTGATATCACGTTGATATCATCTTGTTCCAGCCAATGAGTTAGCTTTGTAATGCAATCTTTAGTAGTCTTAATTGGCAATCTCAATCTAAAACTAAGTGTTTTTAACTCAGGAATATATCCATCATCTTCAGATGCAATTAACCATAACATACAAAGAACTTTTGCAGACAATGGATCAAGCTCATGCCAATCAATGTCATCCAAAAGGTCACGATAAAGTTTTACCCAAGGAGGTTTCCTGTCCTTAAAGTGCTGAAATTTAGTCCAATTTTTTATTCTCATAAATGCTCCGCGTTACTCCCAGAAAAGAAACTATGGCAGGAGGGGAGTACTCTTTTCGATCTGCTCATGACTTCAGATCTAGCCCAGTTTCAAAAAATTATATATTAAAACCTTGGTTTTTCGTCAAACCACTTAGGTTTTAACACTCTCAATTGCCATATTCTGCCCTTGGGTATATCAACCCAATTGTTTACAGCTTGTTTGGTCACTCCTAAGAGTTCAGCAAGTTTTATTTGTGATCCTGCAAGTAATATGGCTTTTTCTTTTGTCATGTTGCTGATTGTACACAAAAATGGACTATTTTTACTATTTTTAAATTTTTTTTGCATTTTAGGGAAACTACCTACAAAATACAGTCAATTTTGATGTACCATTACAAACATCAGAACAAAAACTGATACATCAAATTAAGTTTAAATTAAGGAAATAAATTATGAAAACATTATCAATCACAACACAAACAATGCAATATGACAAAGTATTCACAATGGATATTGGTGCAAAGCATGGGTATATTGAAGTTAGTTTGTATAAAGACTATATAACAGAAGGCGATGGAATATTTTGGGGTTTACAGCATAGTGCTTGTTTGTCAGCAACTTATACACAAGCACAAATTGACCAAAGAAATCGCTTAAACAACATGGAAACTGTAAAAAATGGTGAGATTGTTTTGATTGATGGCAAACAATACAAAACCAAAGTTTTAGGTGATTTTAGTAATTGTGCAGTATTTGACCCAGTTTAATAAAACATGCCCCAGAAATGGGGCTTTTAATAAGGAACTAATTATGTGTAATACAGATACCTTTGAAGACCCTGAATATGCAGAATTAAGGGCTAAAGATTTTTTTGAAAAACAATACAAAAGCCATTATTTTGCACATCCACATTGTCAAGACCCAGATCACCCAGGATGCCCAAATTGTGAACCAGAGGAATTTGAAAATGACAATTAAATTCAGAAAAGGGGACATTAATCCCACAACAAAAACTTTTCCAAGAACACTAGCTGAGGCATTTCCTGAAAATCCAGAGCCAAATTTTGAGGAAGATGGTATTGACAAAGAAGACAAGATGGTAATTATTTCTTGCATTGTTATTGCAATTATTTTATTTATTTTAATTACATGGGGAACATTATGACAAATCAAGGTGGCAAGTTAATAGCAACAGCATTTGTGAAGGCACAGAAGGAGTTTGGTCCGGCTCTCAAGTCAAGCACCAACCCACACTTTAAAAGCAAATATGCAGACCTCTCAGCCTGTGTGGAGGCAGTCATTGATGCTCTTAATAACAATGGCATTGGCATGATGCAAAAGCTATATGAAAATGCAACTGGAGTGAGTGTAGAGACTGTATTTCTACATGAATCAGGTGAGACTATTGAGTGTGGTGTTTTGCATGTTCCAGCAAGCAAACAAGACCCACAAGGGTATGGCAGTGCTTTGACCTATGCAAGGCGGTACAGTTTGATGAGTGCCTGTGGCATAGCTCCAGAAGATGATGATGGCAACTTAGCATCCAGAAAGCCAGAGCCAAAATCTAATGTTAATGAATCTGAAATGGCTGACTGGTTGGAGGCAATAGTTCAAAGTCAGGACTTGGCTGAGTTGCAAAAAAACTTTGTCAAAGCCATAGCGGCCACTAATGGTGATAAGCCTTGGCAACTCAAAGTAATTGCTGTAAAAGATAAAATGAAAAAGAAATTGGAGGCTAAATAATGACTGAAATAGAACAAGGCACGGATGAGTGGTTTCAAGCTAGGCTTGGAAAAGTAACAGCATCCAGAGTTGCAGACATAGTAGCTAAGACCAAATCAGGCTATTCCACATCAAGAGATAACTACATGGCTCAATTGGTCTGTGAAAGGCTTACAGGCAAGCCTGGTGAGTCTTTTAGCAACTCTGCTATGCAATGGGGAACTGAGACTGAGCCATTGGCTAGGGCAAGCTATGAGGTCAAATACAACTGCATGGTTAACCAAGTAGGATTTGTCCAGCATCCCAGAATTGAAATGTCTGGAGCAAGTCCAGATGGATTGGTTGATGGGGGATTGTTGGAAATTAAGTGCCCAAACACAGCTACTCATTTGGACACCATACTTTCTGGAAAAGTGCCCATCAAATACATTACCCAAATGACATGGCAAATGGGTTGCACACAGACAAACTGGTGTGACTTTGTGAGCTATGACCCAAGGATGCCTGAGAATCTTCAACTTTTTTGCAAGAGAGTTGACTTAGATCAAGCATATTTGGCTGAATTAGAGACTGAAGTAATCCAGTTTTTAAAAGAGCTAGAAGATAAAGTAAATAAATTAAGGAACTTAAATGTCTAAAATAATCTCAGAACTTAGCACCATTGTTGGAACATACACAGACAAGGAAGGCAACAAGAAAAATAAATATCATAGGCTTGGGTCAATTATTGATACACCACAAGGGCACATGCTTAAGATAGATTCAATTCCAGTTTGTGACCCTCCTTGGTCTGGTTGGGCATGGATTAACCCTCCCAAAGAAAGAACAATTAACTTTGATAAAAAAGATGATGATATAGGATTTTAAGGTTTTGGGAGGTAGTAAGGGTTAGCTCCTTACTGGGTTTGGAGAGTGAAGTTGTACATACACTGCTTTATGTGAGCCTCCCAATTTATATTTAAATTAAGGAAAAATTATGAAACAAATTAGTATTTTTGAAAAAATCAATCAACAGTTTTTTAGTCATCCTATATTTGGAACACATCCAGATTTATTGGCTAGAAAAACTGATCCAATTACATCCAAAGAATCAGCTAAAACTGTGGATACAACTAAGCTAGAAGGTATTGTCTATGAAGCAATTAAGTCTTTTGGAAGTAAGGGTTGTATATCAGATGAAGTTTTAGAATTGTTCCCAAAGCATAGATACAGTTCAATTACTGCCAGATATGCACCATTGCTTAGAAAAGGCTTTATAGAAGATACTGGTGAAACTAAGAAGGGTAATTCTGGCAAACAACAAAGAATAATGAGGGCAGTATGATTAATAGACTACCTCTTTACAACCAATTATTAAACATTAGTAGAGCTGTGCCACAGAAAGTATTTACTGATACTTTGAACATTTCAACAGCCACATTTAAAAGGGATATTAATATATTGAGAAAACAATTTAATGTGCCTATTTTGTATTCTGTTTGGGACAAAGGTTATTACTTAGCAGATAAGAAAGTATTTGAATACCTATTTAATAAGGAATTGGTATGACTAAACAAGAAAAAGCTATTCGAGAATTTTGTGGACAACATGCAGACTGGTGGCCGTCCACTACTCAAGTGCAGGAGATGTTGGCTTTAGCACAACCAGAGCAATATCCACAAATTGCAATTAGCCCTGAAATTGTTGGTTATGTTGCACCACAACGCACATGGGTAGGACTGACAAATAAAGAATTTGCTGAAATATTGTGTGATGACAGATGGCAAGGCAGACCCGAGCTAATGATGTTGCAAGTGCAAGCAAAACTCAAGCAGAAGAACACAAGGGGGCAAGAATGATAAATCAATGCAGCAGTTGCGGTGGCTTTTGCAAAAAGTCTGGGTGTGAACGTGAGAATGTAAAACCTACACCACAGCGCACATGGGTAGGGCTGATGCGCGGCGTTCGCGTTGAAGGCGACACCTTGGTCATCACAGTGAAGGGCGGCAACGATGCGGCCAGAGAGTTGTGCGGCGCTTTAATCGAGGAGATGAACAAATGAATGATTTTTTACTAATGTTAGGTGGCGCAGTGTTTGCTATGGTTATCAGCGGCATCGTCAATTACAAGAAGTCTCAATGGGTAGACCTCACAGACGATGACAAAGTGCTAATAAAACATGATGCAAATTTCAATCAATTTATGACAGCAGGTGAATATGCCGATAGGGTGCAACAGTTAACCGAAGCCAGATTAAAGGATAAGAACACATGAAATACGAAGACATAAAATTTTTTAGCGAACGTTGTGAAGAAAACCCTGACCATCAAAGCGGGATGATTACTAATTCAATGATTCAGCAACGCTTACATGAAGAAATTGACGAACTGCGTGAATACATAGAAAAAGCATTAAAGGATAAGAACAATAATGCCAAGACCTAAAAGTGAAATAACCAAAGGTGTTTATGTCAACATCAGAATGAGCAAAGAACAAAAAGAATTTTTTATGGACATGGGAGGGGCTGACTGGTTGAGAAAACTTATAAACAGACAGCTCCAGCAAGAGCAAATACAAACAAAAGGAAACAAAAATGAAACATAAACACGCAGAATTAATTAAAAAATGGGCATATGGGGCTAAGATTGAAATGTGTGTCGGGCCTGATGATTGGAGGGACGTTTATCCCACATGGGATGAACAATTTGAATACAGAATAAAGCCTGAAGAAAAAAATGATTTTGCAGTTTCTGCAAATGTAATATTTAAATTGGGGCTTAATGGAGACTATTTAGAGTTTTCCAAAACTGGCAAACATAATATTGAATTTGTATTTGATGGTACAACCCAAAAACTGAAAGCAACCAGACCATTTAAAAATGATTGAACTATTACACAAAAGAAAGCTACAACTCCAAGCATTGTACAGAAAATGTCCAGACATTCAGATTGTTTACAGGCTCAGAGAAATTGAGTTAATGACCAAAAGATACAAAAAATTGTTGGAAATTGAAATAGATGCTAGTGGTTTTAGACCTGAACTGGAAGAATTAGCAAAGGACTTAAATGGTTGAATCTCTCATAATATCTGCATTTTTATTCCTTGGGGCATCAATTTTTGCTACTGCTGTTTGGTGCTTTTTAATGTATATAATTTGGGATGATGAGGCTCAAAAGCTCAAAAAAGCTATAGAAAAGAACAAAATTCACTTGACAAGAGATAGTGATTTGGGATAATTGAGACTCCAATTTTTAACTTGCAAGGAACAAAAAATGGGATATTATGGAATGGAAAAAGAGCCTAAAGGGGCTAAGTCATCAGATCAAACTGGTGAAAAGAAAATGGGGCCGAAGTCTTTTGACAAGATGACCGGACCAAANNNTATGAAAGGCACAAAAGGCATGTCTGGGGAAAAAATGCCCAAAGGTGCTGATTCTGCTGACACAACTGGCCAAATCAAAAGACCTCTAAATGGTGGTATTGCAATGGGGAAGGCTGACAGCATTGGTGCTAGAGACATGAGCCACATGGGTAAAGTAGATGGTAAAACTGGTGAATTTAACACTGGCTCAAGAGAGTCTGAGTGCTATGTTCATGANAGAACNCCACATATCCAAGACAGTATGTAAAAAGCGAAATACCCCAAAGATTCGTGGTCTAAGGGGTATCTCTAATCAACCCAAATAATAAGGATTTGAATTGACTGCTCAACATTGTAAGACTTGTAGGTATTTTTCCCAAGAGGGATTTAGGGACATGGGTGTTTGTAAAAGATACCCAGTTTTCCAGAACCGAAATAGCACAGACTGGTGTGGTGAACACAATCAAATTTTGGCAACCACAATAACATTGCCCAAAGTTGATTTAGAACTGGGTGTTGTTATGAACCCAGTAACAGACCAGACAGAAAAGAAAAAGCCTGGCAGACCTAAGTTAAGTGGTAGACAAATCCCATGAAACCTATAAAAGACAAGATTATTGTTAGACCAATTCCTAGAATTCAGTCAGTTTTATATGTCCAGACTGCTGAGGCAGACACAGTTGGGCATATTGTGGCAGTTGGTGATGAGGCTGAGGCTGAGGGGCTAAAGGTAGGAGATAAGATTTATTTTGGCACTTTGGCTAAAGATTACAAAGATGAATATCTCAAATATCATGAATTTAAAGATAATGATGAGAAATTGATAGTAATGTCATGGCAAGATGTTTGTTTTGTTGAGGAGACAGAATAATGGCTAAAACTGGACTTTATGCAAATATTCATGCCAAACAGGAAAGAATAGCTAAAGAAAAGGCAGAGGACAAACCTGTGGAAAAGATGAGAAAGATTGGTTCTAAGGGTGCTCCAACTGCTCAAGCATTTAAACAATCTGCAAAGACTGCCAAAAAATGAATAAAAAACATGACAAGCCAATAGAGCACAAAACAACAGGAAAGGGGAAGACATACAACCCTGTTGAAAAAGGTGCTGGTATGACTGCCAAAGGTAGGGCAGAATACAATAAAAAGAATGGGTCAAACCTAAAGCCTCCTGCTCCAAGCCCAAAGACAGAGAAAGACGCTGGTAGAAAGGCAAGTTTCTGTGCAAGGATGGAGGGAGTTGTAGCAAAGGCAAAGGGGCCGGCTAAGAGAGCCAAAGCCTCTCTTAAAAACTGGAATTGTTAACATGCCACTCAAAAAATCCACATCACCCAAAGCATTTAAAGAAAATATCAAGGCTGAGGTCAAAGCAGGCAAGCCTATAAAGCAGGCAGTTGCCATAGCTTATAGTGAAAAAAGAGAGGCTGAAAAAGCCAAGAAAAAAAAATGAAAGCCAATTTAGCAGTCCATTTATTAATTGCACTTGGCTTTGATGAGCATTTGTTCATGAAGTGGCAAGCAGGCAAAAACCCAAGCTATACCAAAAAAGGTACAGGCAGAAAACACAAGGAAGGCAAAAAATGATATTCGAGCATGAAATACAAGATGTAAACTTAATAATTACTAGCCTTGAACACAAAATCAGGGATATGCAAATATTAGTTCAGAAATTAATGGCTAAAGCTAATGAGCAAATGCCTATTCAATCTCAAGTTGCACCAGTAACTGAAACTCCTACAGAACCTAATCCAAATAACTAAAAGTAATATAGAAATCAATAATTTACTAAAATTTACAATATGGGTGCTCCACTAGGTAATATTAACTCAGCCAAAGGCAAATTGTTTCAGGAAAAACTGAGGATGATTCTTTGCCAAGAGCCACATAGAACTAGGCAGATTGCTGAAGTTCTTATTAGCAAAGCTGAGGAGGGAGAGCCTTGGGCTATTAAAGAGTTAATGGATAGGATAGATGGCAAGGCAGTTCAGGCAAACACTCTTGAAGATGCAAATGGGCAAGTAATAATGCCTCATCTTCAGGTCACTTTTGTAAAGCCAGATGGAGCAGAGTGAACTTACTCAAGCTATTAAAAAGGCTGAATTTCCAGTCAAGCTCCAGTGCTTGTTCCAACCATCCAGATATAAATGCATCTTTGGAGGTAGGGGGTCTGCAAAATCATGGTCTGTTGCTAGAGCATTGCTCATCTTGGGTGCAAAGCAAGTCCACAGGATTTTGTGTGCAAGGGAGTTTCAGAACTCCATATCTCAATCAGTTCATAAGTTATTAAGTGACCAGATCATAGAACTAGGTTTAATTGGGTTTTATGAGATTACCCAAAATAGCATCAGGGGAGCAAATGGGACTGAGTTTGCTTTTGTTGGACTGAAAAACAATCCACATAATATTAAATCCTATGAGGGTTGCACTATTGTGTG